ACGGCCAACATAATATTCTATATTTAAAATACGTATTGGCCGTTTATGTGATATCACAATCACTTTTTAGTTACTTCTGCCACTATGTCATCATCTAAGACCTCAACTTTCGCTTTAAGTTTTGCGTTGTGTTCGGAAAATACATAATCGTTTTCACTTTTAACAATCTCAAGAAAACCTTTTAGAGTCTCTTTATCTTTGTCTGTGAAATCAGCATGTTTGAAAGTGTCTTTTATCTTTCCAATATACCAAGTGTTAGAGCCTTTAGTCTGCTTATCTGTATCATAAAACTCTAATATACTATTATACATAATCTTACCACGTTTACTTAGACTTCTTAATACTTCAACAATAGGTAAAAAATTTGTACCTCTCGCAGTGTATAACACGGGTTCATCTGTTATAGATATTTCTTTACCTTCAGGGGATGTCCCCTTCATGGTAACTAAACCCCAAGTATGCTTGTAGCAAGTAATCTTATTCTGCTCTAGCTTTTCAATAGGGTCTAACTTATCTCTGTCAGCTTTAGGAATACTACCACATCTCTGCGTTCCGTTTGTATCAGGAATAGGGTCTGTCCATGATGTAAACATTACAGATTTGTAGTTGTTTTCTTCGTTGTCCTCATCATACTTTTTGTATTGATAAGTCGTAAGTAAAGGTCTAAATAATACTGGCTTTCCAATTACTGTGCCTGCACTAGTGCCGTCAAGTCTAAAAGTTCCTACTTGTAATTTATTACCTGCATCATCTTCAGATTGTTTATTGATAGATAACTTAGCAAGTTTAGGGTCTACTGATGCATCTTGACCAATAAAACTCATAATCTTGTCTGAAGATAAATTATCTAGGTTTGTTATTTCATTTGACATATTTGTCTCCTATACTTTAAATTCTATATTAAGCTACGTTTAAGTCAAGCCAGTTAGGGCCTTTCTTAATTTCTATATCTAGAGGGACATTAAAATCACAATCATATAATTGTAATAAAGAATCTTTTACTCTGCTACAACCAGTCTTAATTATAGATTCAATAATATCTTCTTCCCCAGGATAGGCATCTATCACCACAGAATCATGGACAGTATTAATGATTAAACTCTTAACATTTCTTTCTTTCATTAAGGACCACACATTAATACAAGCTAGAGGAACTATATCAGCAGTGGCAAAACCTTGAACAGGATAATTCTTAACAGTAGTAGAATGACTACACCCACCCCATTTAGTTCTATAAACATTAGGAAAATGATACTCTCTACCACTTGGTATAGAAATTAACTTATATTTGATTGCCTTTTGTTCTAAATTTTTATGCCATAATGCTATGTCTTTATACTTTTCTAGAAACTTTTTGTAATATCTTTTCTCATTCTCATTACCCATGATGCCCCCATACAAAGGTTTAAATGTGTGTGCTTTAGCTTCTTGCCTAGAACAGCCTATAATATCTGCAGTAAATTGATGAACATCTACTCCATTACTTATATCTTCCATTCCCTGTTTATCTTGTGCTAAGAACACTGCAGTTCTAAATTCTAACTGTGCGAAGTCAAATTCAAATATTGTCCCATTATCAAATCGAGAAGTAATAACTTTTTTAATACCCCCGTCTCTCGGTAGATTCTGAAAGTTTGGGTCTGAACTAGATAATCTTCCAGTCGCAGTCCTTACTTGGTGAAAAGAAGGATGTAATATTCCAGTAGACCTAACATTAGTTTTTAGGGCATTAACAAAAGTATTTAACAGTTTTTCATTAATACTAAACTTCATAAGAGAATCCACAAAATCTTTTATCTTTCCTCTACCAAAGGTACTAATTCTATCTAACGTAAACTTATCAGTCTTAAATCCACCATCACAAGTATCTTTATAAGAGTAGGGCTTGTATTTAAATCCTGCAATAGCATCTGTTTCTACATATAATTTACCTGCCCCACTACAATTTTTACATTTATTCATTGCTTTGTAAGGTGTCCCATCAACTTTAGTTAGTCTAATTAAGCCTACTCCTTGGCACTTCTCACAAGTTCTTGCAATAGTTTTGTAAACTCTATCAGTATATTTATCTAGTATTCCTCTAAATTGAGGGTCTGTCATGTAGGTTCTTTTTTTTGCTCTACCTGAATATTTATCTATTCCAATATTAAATAGTTTAGCCCATATATCTTTTTCATGTACTGTCCTAGAATATATAACTCTAGATAAATCCTCTCCGGAAGATATATTTATATTAGTATCTCCCATAACTTCTTTAACAATTTCTGATATATGTTTTTTTAATCTATAATGTTCTTCTGTTAAATGTTTTTCTATATCAGATAAATTATCAATGTTAATACAATTACCATTCATTTCCATATCAATAATAACTCTTAAAAATTCATTCATCATATTTCTAGTAGGTATTAGTTTTTTATTATGTTGTCTTTGATAATCTTGTATCTGTGATTGATATAATTTATAAGTGATATCAACGTCAACTCTTCCATACTCTTCTAATTTTTCCATAGGAATTTCATCAATACCAAATCCATCATCTGTATACGCTTTGAATATATCTGATTTAACCCCTAGACCCCTTCTCTTACAGGATTCTTTTAGTGATAAAGATATTAACTTATTATGTTCATCAAATTTTTGGCCTCTTCTAATAATATATTCGCCAAGCATAGTATCGTAAATATCCCCATTATATTTCCAACCTTCCCAATACATCCAACTTAAATCAAACTTTAGATTGTGGCCAATAACTAGAGTAGATTCATCCAAAATACTTTGTACTTTGTCAAAGTTATCATGGCCATTGGGATTATCTTTATGATTAAAGAAAAAGTATTCTTGATTAATACCTACCGATACTAATTTATTTTTATCATTATAAGGGCTTGGGTCTCCCTCTTGATAAGTTGTCTCTACGTCTAGTGTTGTTATCATTCGTACCTCGATAGTGTATGGTTTAAGGAACACTCAATGTCTACGTGCTCACCTGTTAATTTATTTTTAGATAAGTAAAGCCATCTATCATAATCTTTATCTGAATCTCTCGGTTTACCAATACCAATAATTAAATCTGCCTCACCTGCTTTACCTGTCTTAGAATTATCTAACCAATTAAAATCTACTCTTTGTTGATTGTGAGCATCTGCACTTGCTTGACTGATACCAATAACTAAAACATTATTTCTTTTTGCCAACTCTCTTGCTTGTTTATAAATCTCTTTTAACTTTTCATGTTGGGCATTGTAATTACCTCTAACATTTATTTTATCTAATTGGTCTATGATTAATACATCTACCTCATTTTCTTCACAATAATTATTTAAATCATCCATACTAACGTCTACAGAATCATAGAGAAAAACATTTTCTTGTATTTTATTCCAGTCTTTTCTAACTTCTTCTATTCTTTCTTTCATTAAATCTCTTACTATACCTGTCCAACAAGATATTAATCTTACATATATTTTTTTAGCGGGTTCTTCATTTATAAATACATGACATTTTTTCCCTTGTTCTGCAAAACCATTTTTATTAGCAACTAAACTAATCCAAAATGCAGATTTACCCGCTTCGGGCCTAGCAAATACTACTACAAAATTACCACCACCAACCCCATGTGTAGCATCTTGTAATCTTTTAATATTAAATTTTACATTCCCATACTTTTCTTCATTCTCTATAAGTTCTAATGGGTCAAGATTTACTCTATCCATTTTAGATTCATACTCTTTTTCTACTCCACCTATATTTTGTACAAAGGTTTTTATCTCAGAAAAGTCATATTTATCAGGGTTATTTACGAGGGCAAAACTTTTCTTAGTAAGTTCTTCAGCCTTCTTTTGTTTATGGGTTAGGTTTAAAATATAATCTACTGTTTTTTCGTTAGGTTCTTTTACTCTATCTAATCCAAATATAATATCTTTATCACCACTTAATTGATTGAATCCCATACGAGAGCCGTATTGTTTCTCATAAAAATCAGAAAGATATTCTGTACTTATAGATTCTTAATCTTTATCGTGCTTGTAAATTAAATCTATACACTTATAGATATTGTGATTGTAAACATCCCCTAAGTTATATTTTTGAAACTTATCGTAGAATTTTTTTTTAAGTAAAGACTTTAATAAATACTTGCGGACATTACCATTGGTTTCAGACAATACTGTCTCCCTCTTTTCTAACATATGTTAGATTACTGATTATTTTCTTCTGCTTGTTTATTGACGATAAGTTCTTGGGTTTCTTGTTCTTTCTTCTTAACTATAATATCAATTATATCTCTAAACTCACCATTACCATTTACTAATTTTCTAAAGGTTTCAAACTCATCTTCTGCCATGGCTTCTCTTAGCTTAACTTTTAAATCAAACGGCTCATCATACATTCTTACTATGATAACATCTTTCTTTTCATTAGGGTTATATTTTTTTAAAACATCCTCACATGTATCTGCACTTAATCTTTGTATATAATATCTATTCATCTTTTATTTCTTCTAACCTTTCTTTCATCTCTTGCTTAACTTTTTCTAATTCCTCTAGGGGTTCTAACTCTTCAATTACAATCTCGTCTTTTACTTGAGAATCAAAAGGATTCTTAAAATTATAAGAGCAACCACTTAAAAAAATTAAAAATATTAAAACAAATCTCATATCTTTTTTAGTATACTTACAATAGGAACATCTGCAAATCTTTTCGTGCAGAAATACTTTTTTCTTTTATGTCCTGCGTCTATCATAAGCCACTTACTAACCTCTACAACTATATCATCTGTGCTTTTATGAGAAATGCTTTTCATATCTATGAATCCTGAATAATGAGACTTATGTCCTGTTTGACTAAAAGGCAATCTATACTCAGGTTTTCTTTTAAAGTTAGCAATATAACATCCACTGACTTTATCAAATTGGGGAGGCTCAAAAGTATGAGTATCTAATTCTCCCAAACCTTTTAATTTATTATTCTCAAAACTTAAATGATATGAAATAGTGGGTTTTTTATATATCTCATCATATCTATCGGAACTAACCTTACAATAAGTTTCTGTGCCCTGTAAATCTAAGATAAACTCCCCCTCTATTTTTTCAAAAAATTTATTAGTATTGCTTTCCGTGTAATCTGAACCACTCATTTATTCTTACCCTTTCTAGTTGTATAAATTGTTTTTCAATTTGTTTCTTAATTACTATTGCCGAATTATATGTGTCAAAATTTTCTGTTTTAAACTTATCAAACTTCTTTTTAAAAGTCTGTTTTACATAGTTTGGAACATACAAATACAACATATTATTATTATCATACTTTTCTATAATTACAAAATCCCTAGCATCAAAACCTTCGTAATCATCTTTTCTAACTCTGCCTCCTCTTGCCATTTATAAACCTCCAAATACAAATATATAACTTATAAAAGCCACTACTATAAATACAACGGCCATAACAATTATGAAATCATCCTGCATATTTTTCCTTTCCATTCTTTCATCTTAGCATCATCAAAATACTTTAAGTCTTCGTCTAGCATCCAAATATAAGAATTAACTTTTGATTCTAGTTTACTCTTAATACTAAAGCATTTATCTGTAGCATCTCTATCTAAACAAATAACAATATTTTTAGCACTATTAGTTATATGTTCAATAAAACTTTCTTGTAGGCTTGTTCCCATTAATGCTATGCCTGTAAATCCACACCTGACCTCTACGGCACAAGCACTCACACAATCCTCTACTATGACTGCTATATCCTTATTATTGCCTGTAATAAAGGGAACATCTGATTTACTATACTTAAACCATTTAGGCTTAAAATCACCATAAGCACGGCCTGTAGCACTTACAACCTCACCTTGATTCTCTACTAAAAATACAACTCTTTCTTGCTTTACATCATACATAACTCTTGCATTTGTATTAGTGATTCCATATGTATCTAAATATGCTCTCGCTTTAGGATGCACTGCATAAGTAATAAAACTTTTAGGCATAATAAAATTAGGATTAGTTTCTTTATTTTCTTGTGATATAAAATTCTCTATATCTTCTTTAGAAACTTTGCCTCCACTACCTCCCTTTGCATCACAACTAGCATGAAAACAATTCCATAATAATACTCCCTCTTTATTGGTAAGATTAAATGTTCCTCTGTTCATACAAAAGGGACAGTCCATTCTACCCTCAGTAGTTATTTCTTTTACTATTTCTAATTGGTGCTTATAATTCATTTGACAAATCCAATATACGTGTTAACATCTAATTCCCCTCCCCACCCTTACATACAATATTACCAAGAACCTGAATCATCATCTTTATCTCTTTTCTCAGCCGTCATTAATACGTAAAAGAATACAAATACTATTATTAAAGCACAAATTATTAAGATTATTGTTGTGTTATTCATGTATTATCGGCATCCTCTCTATCTGTTAATACACTAATTATTTCTCTATCTACCTCTGTTTCCATTAATGAAGTTGATACTCCTTCTAGTAAATATCTTTCCTCTGCATCTTGTATTGATGTAGCATCAACAATATATTTCTTTGTATAGCTTACATTAACTCTTACTACATACTTTATTTTAGTATCACTCATTGCTACTCACCTCAATATCTCTAACAGCTTCTTGCCTTGTTGGATAAGGAAAAGGTTGATGCCCCCAATCCCCATTCTCTAACTTTGTAATTAAATCTTGTAGATGCTCTACATCTTTTCGTTTGATATCATCTAAGTCATCTAACATACAAGCAACGGATATACTTAGTTCTCTAATTATTTTTTCCATTACTTACCTCAATACTATCTACCCACATCTTTATCTGAGTATCTATATCTTCTGAATCAAATCCTATTAAATCAAAAGCTATCTCATCTTTTCTATCTACAGATAATTTATAGGCACAACCTTTAGTCATCTTACCTTTGCTTACTTTGTCTTCTATTTCGTGTATAAACTCTTCTGCTTTTTCTTGTAGATGTTGTTTAACTTGACCCATTAACTTTTCCTTTCTTATCAAATTTATCTGCTACCTTTTTTAATATCCTATCTCTTAACTTTCTATTTTCTTTCTTACTTAATCCTGAGATATTAAATATAACATGCTCATCTAACCATTTACTGTTATCTTCTTTTTTATTTTTAGTCATCATTTAGTCCTTTCTTTATCTAACCTATGTTAGAACATAACATCTGAGTTGTCAAATTAGCAAGAATCTAAGCCTTGTATTTTATGTAAGAGATATTGATTTATAATTAAAGAGGAGGTGAAATTATGAATGTGTTTGGGATTACTAAAAAGTCTATCAACTTTTTTA